GGGTATATCAATGTATAATGGAATGGTTTTTGTGGCAGGTCCCAAATGACCTAAAATAACACCACTTGAAACTGGTACATCAGATGTTCTATCAGGGTATTTACCCACCAACTTTTCAAGGGCTTTCTGTTTTGTTTGTGTAAAATTTTGTTCGGAGTAAATCTGTAAATAATCACTTGGGATGTGTTGAATTTTCTCGTTACCGATATACATGTCGATATAATCGATCATTGCGTGACCGATCGATTCTACGTAACCATAACGTATTACATCTGCACCGTCTATTTTGTCAAGTTCTACTTCTAAACTAATTGTTTTAACAAGATCACCTTGATCTTTTGGTATACTAATACGAACCGTTCGACCGAATTCTACGTCGTTATCCATGTCTAATTTTACAAACTGACTTGTATAATTTGTATGTTTACGAAACAACTGAACGAAATAAGAGTAGTCTGGATTTTCTGTAAAATATATGTCCTGAATACCCTTCGTTGTAAGCTGAATTCTTCCAGCCATTACTACTATACACCGTTAAAATTTTAAACCCCCAAGACCGCTCTCTATGTGCAGTATATTGTAGTTGACTGCATAAACTTTTAATGTTACGTTCTCATCACTTGGTTCTATATCAACAGTCATACGTTTGTGAAATATCCTACTCATGTTAACATGACCACTCGGGTAATGTGACTCTGGATTCTCTGCAAAACTATATAGACTAAATGGTAATCCATCTTCTGGGCAATTAATATGATGTAACAATGGTTGCTCATATGTTAAAAAAATATGATCTCCGTCTAATACGTTCATGTCGTTAAAATCGAGTTTAACGTGTTCGATTTTATGATGTGTAATACCCTTTTTAGCTATGAATAATAATTCTTTTACCGGGTGTTTAAAATTTATCATAAACGTTTTTTGTAGTTCTTGTGGTTTAAAGGTCACTTGTGAAACCTGGATTTGTGAAATGAGATACTCAAGTGGCATAGATTGAAGGTAGTACTTTTCTTCTTCACTCACAAAAACAAACTCCGTGTCAAGAGATATGTTTAATATTTTACCTTCAACACCTGAAGAGGGTATAGTACCGTTTATAATATCTGTAAGGTCTCTTAATTTTATTACTACTTCTACTTGTTGTTTAGATAATGCAGATGTTGGTATAGCAAGAGAGGTTGCGTGGTTAAAATAAAATGGAAGATCGATAAAAAATGTGTGTTCACCTGTGAAATCGAATACCTGACTTCCGTGCCCATTCAGAAAATAAAGGGTTTGTTCTATATCATCGATCGTATTATACAGTTGTTGATGCATATACATATATTCACCAGTGAGTCGTTCAATTAACTGCCCTCCTATATACAAATCAGCTGTATCAATAAGATCCGTACAAAACGATGGTTTAAAATTCAATTTATTTCCTTGTCCATCAGTTGGAGCAGTCAACGAAAATTTTACAGTCATACTCTTCACTAAATCACCCTTATTTTGTGGGATTTTACAGCGTAACTCTTCACCATACCCAACGTCTCCATCAAATGGTGTTTCGATTTGCTCCAAGGCAAACTTTGTATGTCGTTTGAATGTTGTCAGGAAATAAGAAAAATCTGGATCACCTGTAAGCCATTGATCCTGAACACCTGTCACAGCCAGTTTTACAGCTCCAGACATATCTAATATGTGCGAGTAAAATATTCTCAAATAAAACGGTACACTAAAGTAGATGAATCTTCAGTTGAGGAAATTCAATCCTGCGACTATGACAGACGATCGCGTTTGTGTATTTATAGGAAAGCGTAATACAGGTAAAAGTACTCTGGTGAAGGATATCATGTATCATAAGAAGCACCTTCCTACGGGTATAGTTCTTAGTGGTACAGAAGAAGGTAATCATTTTTATTCCGAATTCATTCCAGACCTCTTCGTATATGGCGATTATGACAGAGAAGCGATAGAGCGTGTTATGGCCCGGCAGCGGAAGTTAGTGGGTGCAGGTAAAAACAACTGTGGGACTTTTATGCTTTTAGATGACTGTATGTACGACTCAAAGTTTCTAAAAGATACGTGTATTCGACAGTGTTTTATGAACGGTCGTCATTGGAAGATCTTCTTTATGTTGACAATGCAATATGTTATGGACTTACCACCAGCACTACGAGCCAATGTCGATTATGTGTTCATTCTCAGGGAGAACATCATTCAGAATCGAGAGAAGCTTTACAAATCATTTTTTGGTATTTTTCCAAACTACGATATGTTCTCAAAGGTTATGGATGCTTGCACAGAGAATTACGAATGCTTAGTTCTTGATAACACTGTTAAGTCTAACAAAATTCAGGATTGTGTATTTTGGTACAAGGCAACACTTCGAAAGAATTTTAGAGTCGGTGGTCCAGAGTTATGGGCGGCTCACAGGAAAATGTATAACCCTAAATACCTTTCTCAACAAGAGACTGATGCGAAGAAAGCTACAAAGAAAACAGCGTTAACCATTACGAAGAAGAAATAACCAGGCTGCGTCTTTATTTAATAGTAAAAACATAAATCAATACTAAATGACGGACATTCGTACTATGAATTTATCAGACAATTCAGACGGTGGTATGGTTCAAGTTAATTCATCGACGTCTTTTATTACGCATAATAATGAAGAAAAAAATGTCAGTGAAAGTAAAGTTACTATGGACTCTACACCTATTTCCGAATTGATGGGTCAACCAGAACCTATGGAGGCTCAGATGATGGCACCCCCATCCATGCCAACACAGATGCCTTCTCAGATTCCTATGCAGATGCAGATGATGGCTGCTTCTCCCCAACCTGTCATGAACGAGACTGCTACAAAGTCTCCCGCGTCTAAAAATCCTTTTAACCTCACTGATCAACAGTTACAGGCTCTTATTGTTTCTGCTTGTACGGCCGCGGCTATTAGCACACCCGTACAAGAGAAGCTCGCTACAATGATTCCTCAGTTTTTGAACGACGCTGGTCGTCGAAGCTTGATTGGCCTTGGTGCCACTGGTCTTGTAGCAGCTGTTCTTTTCCATATTAGCCAGAGCTATGTTCTCAGGGCTTAGGGAACCTGTTCCCAACCCATATTGCTATAGATTGATTTATCTACACCGATAAAATATGTAATTCCCGCTCCAACTATGAACGCGGCTAGAAATAAGAGACTCACTTCCAAGCTCTTCCTTCTTTCCTTCCCATAATCCTTGATCTGCCCCTTTAAAGTTTTAACGAGACGAGACAAACCTTCTACAAGAATGAAGGCGATGATAGTCGATGAGAAGAAGAAACCCTTGTCAACCGCCAACTGAGGAACTTGACCAACAATTAACCTAAGCATGTTTGGTATAACAATTGTCATCAGAGCTAGATTCGCATGATAGTTCCTGGTGTATATAGGGACCATGGTTATCGCATAGACGATAATCCACATGAACACTGCAGTGAAAACTGTCGACAGTGGTGTTTTCATTTGGTGTATACCTAGATTATTTATCCTGGACATGCATACCACAAAAAGGTGTTTCGGTTGGAATTGGTTCGTATATATTTAAACGTACACAATGATCCTTTAGTTTGTTGTAGGTTTCCCAAAACTTTTTAGAGTGATCAAATTCTTTCACTAAAGAATGTGCAAGTTCGTGGATCAAAACATGAAAGATTTCATTCACTTCACCATCTATACATAACCCAATCTCTGCACCTTTATTCAGGTTGTACCCAACTGTACCCTTCAATCTATGATGACCTGTAATAGGTATCGGATGCTTCAACTTTTCAAATTCTGTACCTTCTACACTTTCACGGAATATCTTATACCTCTCCTTGACTAACCTCAACTTTATGGGTTCAATTGTAGTCACATATAGGTATACATTAATGATAAACAATACTACTACTGCTATCATTTTCTATATACAAACATAAATTTACTGTACAACTCTGAGATGTGACTTCCTGATAAGTTTTCCCATAGAGTTAAAGTAAAACCGTTCGACTCTAGTTCATGAATAAGGTGATCTCTGTATGCAACTGGTTCTGATTTTGGACCATCCGAATAATAAGGAGTATCAATCAGATGCACGAACAGTTTTTCTCCAAAACCACCGTTACCATGCTCCTTCAATTTGAAAAAGTTACCCATGTCATCCTGTAACGGAGTTTTCATAATAATCTTTTCCGAATCTGGAATAATCCCTATGAGTTTTCCACCCGGTTTCATACGTTTTTTTATTTCACGTATAGACTCTTTGAATAATTTCTCCGATGCAAAAATATAATGCAAAGAAAAATTGAAACACACCACATTATATCTTCTGTTAGGACAATTGAAAATATCACCGTTATAAAAATTAACGCGTATCTTCAAATTCTTTGCTCTTGATTTCGCCTCTTCTAGGGACTTTTCATCCGGGTCACACATATTTATACTAGCCCCCGCATGACGCCATTTTTGAAGATCACCGCCGCAACCACACCCAACGTCAAGTACAACATCTCCATTGTCCGTCGACTTCTGGATAAGATCCTTCTTAAAATTGTTATGAGCTTTCCGTATATATTCCATGTTATCATATCGTGTCAAAGGCTTAAATGACTTAGGTTATAAAGAACTTAAAGTTTTTGTGTATAGTAATAGTATAATGGGTTCTCTCGAACAAGATTACACCACCGTTCCTGGTCAGATTTACGCATGCCTTTCTGTTGTGGGTCCCGAGTGTCCTCAGAAGAATGATCAATTTGGTATTAAGATCAGGGGTTGCTTTAACTCTCGCCCAGAGGCTGAGAGCCATGCAAAGCGTCTCCAAAAGGAGGATGCGACTTTTGATATTTATGTCGTAGATATGT